GGCGATGTTGCAATCACTAATGAGGGAGGATTTGCCCTAACAGACCAAGATAATGAGCCGCTAGAGGAATTATAATATGCCAAAAATATCGCAAATACAATTACTGAATACCGCTACCAACGAAACATTTTTTGTTGTATCTGATTATGGTTTAGCTAAGAGAATTAGATTTCAAACTCTTATTAATCAGATACAGGGCAATGATTTCATGGGTGCAACGGGTCCAACTGGCATAACAGGTCAGACAGGAGCTACCGGTGCGCCAGGAGCTACTGGTGCTGCCAGTAATGTAGCCGGTCCACAAGGACCTAGCGGACCTCAAGGACCTATTGGATATGGCGTACCTGGATCTACAGGATCCACAGGACCTCAGGGACCAAGCGGATCAATTGGTGCTACAGGGTCGGGAGCCACAGGCGCCACTGGCGCCACAGGACCTCAAGGACCAAGCGGGCCTAGCGGCGCAATTGGTATAACTGGACCCACAGGACCCAGCGGTGGACCACAAGGACCTCAAGGACCACAAGGATCTACAGGGGCAACTGGACCACAAGGACCCAGTGGACCTAGCGGTGTAGATGGTCCAACAGGGTCTCAAGGTCTTCCGGGTTTTCGTGGCCCAACCGGTCCACAAGGGCCTACTGGAGCAACAGGACCACAAGGACCTAGCGGACCAATTGGTATAACAGGACCACAAGGACCTAGCGGACCAATTGGTATAACAGGACCACAAGGACCTAGCGGGCCACAGGGGCCTATAGGGGTCACAGGGGCCACAGGGCCACAGGGACCAACAGGATCGGGCGCTACAGGTGCTACTGGACCTAACACCTTGGTAGTTTCTGCTGTGCCGTTGTCTCCCAGTAGTAACGGATCTGTAGGTGAAATAGCCTATGACACTGGATATCTCTATGTCTGTGTTGGTGTTAACCTATGGGGCAGGGCACCCTTTGACCTAACATGGCCTTGATATAGCGGAATAAATATTATGATGAATAATAAAGACAACAAAAACCAGTCTAATACTGTGCAAAATCAACAAGAAAAGAAGCCTAACGAGCAAGGTTCAGTTAGGATTCAAGGTCATATTAAGATATTTGATCCTATGACAAAAGAAGTGTTCATAGATAAGCGTAATGCTATTCATTATGAGAACTTTAGTTTGGCCCTGGCGAGGAGTATAAGTAATCAAGGTTACGGCACTATTAGTGAAATGGTTTTTGGTAATGGTGGAACACGAGTTGACGAAACTGGAATAATTACCTATCTAACACCAAACACTGTTGGTCTAAATAGTGCGCTTTATAATGAAACTTATTACAAAGTAGTAGATGCAAAGCAGTCTAGTAGTATAGATCCTGCTAGGAATTTTATGGAAGTTAGACACGTATTAGGAACTACCTACAGTGATATATTAGTAAGTTGTCTATTAGATTTTGGAGAACCAGCAGGGCAGGCGGCATTTGATAATGCTACCAACTCAGAAGGCACATATGTTTTTGATGAGCTTGGTCTACGTTCTTATAGTCCAGACGGAGAAGGCCAAGGAGATTTGTTAACACATGTAATTTTCCACCCTGTTCAAAAATCTCTGAACAGAATGATACAGATTGATTATACAGTTAGAATACAGAGTCTAACTGATGGAATGTAATTATGTCAGGATATACTCTTAGATTTTCGGATCCTACAAATACTTCTACAGTAGTTGTTCCACCAATGCCTCCGGGCATTAACACAGTTGATACAAGTTTAAGCCTGTTAGGTAGAGGTTATCCTAACTACGGTGAGAAATATGCTCAGAATTTTTTAAGTTTACTAGAAAACTTTGCTGGACCAATACCGCCTGAAAATCCTATACAAGGACAATTATGGTATGATACTAGCAATCCTAATCGTAAAGTTCTAAGAATTATGGATGGCTCATCGACGTTGACTCGTTGGCCATCTGCTACAGGTTTATATCAGCAAGGAACTGATCCACGAATATACGGCGCTGAGGCATTGAAAGACGGTGACTTATGGATTGATACTGCATATAATCAAATTAAATTGTTTAGCAATAATAATTGGATTACGGTAGGACCGTCATCGGGAGGAGCAGAACAATCTGGTGTTACAGTTGAGGAAATTACCGACGCTAGTGATACATCTATAAAACATGATTGTGTGTTTACGTGGGCAGATGGTAATGTAATTTCTATAACATCTACTGCTACAATAAATTCTTATTTGCCTGTTTATGAAGGTTTTGACAGTATCAAACCAGGTGTAAATTTATCTACATCCTCATTTGGTGTCGTTGGAACTGTGGCGAAATTTCAAGGCACAGCAACTAATGCAGACAAGTTGGGAGAATTCGCTGCTACAAGTTATCTTAGAAAAAATGATAGTACGGCTAATGGACAGTTAATAACTGGCAGTATCATTTATAATACGCCATCAAACCAAACAGCGGCAAAAGGTAGAGATGGTGTTGTAATAAGAATTGATGGAACACCTACAACTGAATATGTTCAATTTTACAAAGATTCAGATGATGCAGTTGTTTATAATAACAAAGCAAGTGGTAAATTTTTAGTTAAATTATTAGGTGATTCGAACCCAATAGTTGATGTAGATCTTACACAAATTAATCTAAAAAAGAATACTAAGGTAACAGGAAACTTTACTGTAACAAGTGCTGCAACACTAGGTTCGTTGACTGTTACTGGTGAAACTACGTTAACAGGGAGAGTGAGTGTAAGTGGAGCAGTAAGTTTAACAGGTATTACTACTAGTTCTAATACATTGTTTGTTAATAACGTAAGAGCCACAACGTCCACAAATAGCATAGGAACAAAATCTCAGCCATTTGGAGATATACATGCCAGAAATGTATATGCCCGCAATTATTATTCCAGTACAGGCACATTACAATTATTTGCGGGATCTACAGTGACAAATGCTATACCGGATGGATGGATGGTATGTACAGGTGCAGTTTTAAACAAAACCAATTATCCTGATTTGTTTAATGTAATAGGAACTTATTACGGTGGAGTCGATCCATTGTTTAGTTTACCTAACCTATATTTTAACATTGGATCTAAAGTAACCTATTACATAATTAAGGTAGAATAATATGGCTTATACCATACTAAACACAGATGGAACAATTTTAGTAACACTGGCAGACAAAACTATTGATAAATTATCTACTAGTTTGACTTTGATTGGTAAAAATTATAGTGGATACGGAGAGATTTATAATAATAATCTTATAAAATTATTGGCTAATAATGCTTCGTCCACTAACAACCCTCCTCAAAATCCATTAACAGGACAACTTTGGTATGATACCACAGCACAGAGATTAAAGGTATATGATGGATCATTCAAACCTGTTGCCGGAGCTATTACCGCAGATCAAGAGCCTGATAATTTGAATTCTGGGGATCTGTGGTGGGATACAACCGATGAACAATTAAAAACTTATTATGATGGAGTTGTTTATCTCGTGGGGCCAGCATTTCCTGCTGAAGTTGGTGAAAATGGTTGGGTTTTGCCCTCTACTGTAATTAATGACATAGATGATGATCCTAGAGACGTAACCTTAATAAAGAATTACGATAATGTTATAGGTTATATTACTCACGAATCTTTTAACGTAAGTGATAGTTCTGCCTATAATTATATTACTGACCACACCACGCAAACTGTAGCCGGATTGAATATTTTAGGTAATATTCAGATTAGCGGTAGTGTTCAATTTGGGTTAGATGTTACTGTGCCTACAGCATCGAACTCTACAGGAAAAAAGGGAACTATGGTTTGGGACGGTGGATTTTTGTATGTATGCACCGCCACTAATAGTTGGAGAAAAATAAATTTAGGGGCACATACTTGGTAATCAAACAGCCATATCTGCTTTTATGGCGTCATGGTGTTTGTAATTTACTAAAGATATATCTTTCATTGTAAACTTAGTTATATCTTTTACATCCGAATTCAATTCTAGTTTTGGCATATCTAAAGGTTGTCTAAGTAGTTGTTCTTTTACTTGATCTCTATGATTAGTGTAAATGTGAGCGTCCCCTAGAGCGATAGTTAATTCCCCTACGTCGAGATTACATGTTTGAGCAAGCATATGTGTAAACAAGGCATAACTAGCGATGTTAAATGGCGCTCCCAGAAACATATCCGCACTACGCTGATACATCTGACAACTTAATTTTTTATCGTTTGTAACATAAAATTGTGCCATCATGTGGCAAGGTGGTAAAGCCATTAATTCAAGTTCACCTGGGTTCCACGCTGTGATAATATGTCTTCTACTATAAGGATCTTTTTTAATCCCATCCACTAGATCTAATAGTTGATCATGGTTGGCTAATATAACCTTATTGACTCTGATTAGTGGCTTACGCCATCTACGCCATTGAACACCGTATATTCTACCTAGGTCTCCTGCATGTCTTGCAACTTTTCTAGACGTCCAATAAGGTGCAGTAGCATTATCAGTCCATATGGTTTTACGGCTATCATACCGTTCTCCATATAGTATTTCTTTTAGCCTATATTCATCTCCGCTGCCTTCAATGAACCAAAGTAATTCGCTTACCACACTTAGCCAAGCCAATTTCTTTGTTGTGATCGCAGGAAATCCTTTGGTTAAGTCAAACTTCATATTTAAACCAAATTTTGAAATGGTTCCTATCCCTGTTCTGTCAGGTCTATATTCACCATTATCTAAAATATCTTGAAGTGTATTTAGATATGATTGTTCAGTCATTGTCTGACAGTTTTAGTTGATTTTCATTATAGATATGAAGTGCGCCTGCTACTTCTGCTACGGTACATTCTACTACAACTCTTCGTTCACCTTTCAGTGTATCAAACACACTGACTACCACACCAGGCCAAGTATAACCAGATACTTTAACTACCCGGTCGCCTACTTTAAAATTCATTAAGATACCTTGGCTGTTTTTGTTGATCGTTCTTTCTTTATAGAAGGTTCCATTTCCTCAGCTTTTTTCCTTAATGCCTGTGCTTCTTTAAACAGTTTATCTGCCATTGTACGTAGAGCAGAAGCAGTAACAGGTGTATCTATATCCGAAGTAACCTTAACATCTGTAGGTTTGACGTCTACAGGCAGTTCTTCGTGATAGTCTTCACCTGATACACTAGATGAAGTAGTTTTTGTTACATCGTCTTTTTTCTTTTTGGATTTTGAACCGTCGGTTACTGCCAGTTCATCTACTGTAATGCCTTTTTGTTCTGCAATTAGAATATTGAGTTCGCTCAGTGGTATGCTGTCATTTGGTGTAGGAGTAACCAAAACACCATTTGTAGGAACCTTTTTAAGATGTCCTCTTGTGTGCAAAAATTGCAACATATTAGAACCATCTGGGAAAGATCTTACAGATAGAATATCTGCTAACTCATGTGCATTTTGTCCTGCTGAATCTTGTATTAAACTCATAAGAGCATCGTGATAACTTTCACCTAAACCATTGGTGCCAACTACCAGAGCACTGTTAGAATCGCCGGGGATAGTCCTATATACAATGACTATTTTTGCTCCGTTGTTTTTCATCTTACCTACATGCTTCATTTTATATTCCTTATTCTTGTGGTGCTGCTTCTTCTGATGGTTTAGGTGTAACCGCAGTTAAGAAGTTATTGAGCCTATCAAATACGGAACCTACAGCACTCATTTCGGCGGCATGAAATGCGCCTCTGCGTGAGGCAGTATCAATAATTGATCTAATATTGGCAAGATCAGTGAGGCTAAGTTCTGGTTGAGCAGTTTGATTTTCCATTAAAATAAATCCTTTCCTTTTTCATGTAAATATGGGCATCCTAATGTGAACATGGTAAGTTCCATAGGATCTTCTAGTCCGATTTCTAATATTTCAATTAGTTTGTTAGATTGATCTATAACTAGTTTATGTTTAATAGCATATCTTCCATTAAGGTTGTAGTTAATCCAATTATCTATTTCAATAGAAAAATATATAGGAATAGATATTTTAACAAAGTGTTTTGGAATGAAAGTTAACTTTCTTTGTCCCAAAACACCCAACGGATTAAGTTCACCTCTACTTAAAGACATTATCTACTAAGTTTATTTATAGTAGGCAGTCTGGCCAAACGGTGCAATTATGGTTTCGTTACCATGAATTACAAACAGGGTTTCGCAATAGTCCTCATCGCCCCAAGAGCCTCCAGGATAGCCGTCTGTGAACATAATAAAACGTTTTGGCTCAATGCCCTCTTCTTTCATAAATTCCCAATTTGCTTCGAACAGTGTACCACCGCCACCTTTAATTTGGTATGACATGATATCGTCAGCAGTATCACCGGTGAATTTGGCATAATTATAAACCTCAGTATCAAAGCACCAGAGATCTAAATTGAAGTCTTTGTATTCCTCCATGATACCCTTTACTTCACTGATAAAGTCCTTGGCCTGTGAATCTGAAATACTGCCACTCATATCAATCGCAACTGATACGTCAATGGTTTCTTCATTTAATAGACCTGGTAATATGGCACCGCAATGCTGGCTTTTACGATTCGGGCGGCTAAAACTGTAGTTACTTTTGATTATACTTTGAATATTCATACGCAGCAATTGGCGCCAATCCATTTTAGGTTCAGTAAAGTCTTTGATAAGACGGGCGATTCCCGCAGGCACTTTTCCTGCACCAGCGGCCTGTGCAGCCGCTATCATGGCCTCTTTGATTTCGTCTCGTATGGCTTTCTTTTCATCTGGAGTAAGTTTAGGACGACCCTTGCCATCTTCATCACCGCCTTCACCGTCGCCTTCACCGTCTAGGTGCTCATCTAACAGTTCTCCTAGAGAACCAATATTTATTTTACAGGCGCGGCTTTCAAGGTCTGAATAGATTTCCTCATAGCTCATGCCACGGTATTTGTTGTCTTGGAAAATTTTGATCCAATCTGGTACTTCGCCGATACGTTCATCTTTTAGGATTTGATTGACTGCAAAATCTGCGGCAATGTTACTGAGTTGCGGGTCGCGGTTTTCTCTACGACCAATATGGTCAAATATGTTGTGTAGAACTTCGTGTGCGAATCCAAACTCGGCCTGTTTAGGAGTCAGTTTATTTACGAAATCATTATTATAATAAAAATTACGACCATCTGTGGCCAATGTAGGACACCAATTTGTAGCATCAATTAGTTTCATACGTGTGGCAAGATTGCCAAAAAACGGATGACGCAGTAGCAGACCGATTCGAGCGGTTACCAGCTTTTCAACTATTTTATTTTTCTCAGATTGACTAAATTCACGTGCCTCAATCTTACTAGTTTTTTCAGACTTCATTACAGCCATTTTGCACTCCTTGTTAACATTATATATCTATTATACAGTCTAAACATACAATTGTCAATAAAAAAGGCCCTAATGGGCCTTTTTTTATTCCATTGCCTGGATAATGAACTTACCATACTTCTCGTGGAACCTATCAAAGTTCTTGAGTTTGCTGGCATCAAAGGGCAACTGATAGCTAGTAAGGGCAACTTTGGCACCCATAACCACTAACTCTGTTGGAAAACAATCCATCATAAATTCAAAGAAGTAGTCAGCCATTTCGTCCCAGTTCTTGGATTTCTTTTGATGTGCGGTTTGAAGCTCGTAACAGAGAGAAACAGTCAATGAATACATAGCAGAGATTTCTTTAATCTCGCATTTCTTAACTTTACCTACAAGAATTTCTTCTGGTTTAGGCATCTGTTTAGATACTTTACGATGTGCCATGAATTTAACAGCCAGACCTTCACCTACGGCACCAGCAACCAAATCTGTGAGTGTGCCTTCATCTAAATCGTCGTCGTGCAAAAGGTCACTGACAAAACTCCATGATCGGGGAGTAGCAAATGATCGACTTGAAGAACGTGGATCGAAGTCGTAGAGATCTTGTTTGGCAAAACCAACGTAGCCTACAACCTGTTCATGCAAGCGGTTATTAGTAGCCCATTGTAACCAATCGTCGTAGTCAGTACGCAGCTCTAAATGTACAAAACGATTGGCCAACGGAGAAGGCATTCTATAGGTAACACCTTTGTCAGTTTCGCGATTGCCCGCGGCAATGATTGCTACACCTTTTGGAAGAACATAAGTACCTACACGACGATTTAAAATAAGTTGGTAAGCCGCTGCCTGTGTAGCAGGAGCCGCAGAATTAAGCTCATCAAGGAACAGAATAGCACTAGATTCTGGGTCAGTGGGCAGTTCTGCAGGTGGTGCCCAACTCATTGTGTTGGCTTGGCTGTTATAATATGGAATACCCTTGATGTCTGTGGGCTCCCATAAACTCAAACGAACATCAATAACTTCGCGATTGAATTCTTGGCCAATTTGTTTAACGATATCTGATTTGCCAATACCTGGAGGACCCCACATAAACACAGGGCGTTGAATTTTAATACACTTACGAAGCGAACGCTTGGCTTCGTTAGGAGTAACAGTGCGGTTAGCTGATAATTTTTCTGACATAGCTGCTCTCTAAAAAATATTTAAGATATATATATTGACTGTTTCAATATATGTATATTATATGCTAAACCTTACTCGCTGTCAATCTGTTCCTGTAGGCTTTTGCCTCCAAGAATTTTTGTATATTACCAGAATACAAAACTAATTGGATTGCCATTCTTTCACTGAAAACATAGATATACCTGTTGTTTAAATACCACGGGCAGTCAATATAGTTGTCCAAGTATATGATATTTTTATTGGTAGCATCTGGAAAATTTTCCACTGTTATGCGATGATGTTTTATGTCTGCTTTTACCAGTGCCTCTAAGCCTTGTTCTTTAAGTTTGAGTCCTCCCCCTTGTTTTTCAATAGGACTCCACCACCATAGGCCTATGTATTTTTTTACATTTTTTGGCTCAATAGGAAGACCTAGTGATAGAGCCACAATCTGTGTAAGATCATGCTTGATCTTCATCGGATATTTTTTCTCCAGTGATTAGTTTGACAACGCTGAAGTCAGATGTAGAAAACAATTTATTAAGTTTTTCAGCCAAATTGAAGGCGTGACCACTATTTGAGAAACTGACTTTTTTATATTTTGGACTTATATGCCCTGCAATCATACTATTAGTTTTAAGATTTATGGGACTGTCCTTATAAAAAACAGCCCAAATGGCGTCGGCTTCTAATACCTGTTCAGTTTTATAGGTTTTTTTATTTGTTATTTCTAATAATACTTTTGGTTTAGGCCTGCTCATATACACATCTCCGATAAGTGCGTATATATTTAGCCGTTTTTTACCAAGATCCGCCGTTCATTTTAATTTGAATATCTCCACTACCAGATTGAGATGCAATTTGATCTAGTTCTCCTGTTAGTCTTGTCATTACTATACTTAGGCTATTCTGTAGGTCAGCTACTTCTTTAATACTTAAGGTCATATCTTTTTGATTAGCTTTTAGGGCTACACGAGCTTTATTAAGAAATTCTTCAATAGGTAACGTGTTAAGTGGTTTCATATCTGTTAATTATATTTAATTGATTTTTCATTTCCATTTCTGTTTTGTATGGACCAAAAAACGGATATCTTTCTAGTGTAATTAGTTTAGGACAGAAACTTTTGACCCACCCTTTACGGAATTTGATAACATAATATCCTGCACAGTATTGACTTTTACTTTTTGAACTTTTTGCAAATAACGGCAATTTCTTCTTTATATTGTATACAGGATCGTATGGTTTCGAGCTGCATGAAAAATCGTATATTTTATAATCCTTTGTATCTAATGGTACAAATTTATGGACATTATTTTCATTTATATTGATGCCAAATCTAGAATTGATTTCTTCAAGATTTTTAAAAAACAAAGACTGACCGTTTTTAATAAAAATATATCCACGTTTAAATTTACTGACACTTCCTATTTTATTGTTATTTTCTTGTATAATCCATTCCTTATTTGGAATTAAGACCTTAGCAGATGGGTTCATGTATATACCTCGAGTTTAAAGGTTCTGCATAACTTTGAACCTGTTCAGCAATTTTTTGTAAATCATAACTTGAACAAAACTTTATGAGTCTAATACCTACTTGTTCTATATTTTTGTTTTGATTTATTTCATTATTGATAGTTTCTTTAATAATATCTTTAATATGCTTTGGTTGAGCATTAAGATCGCATAATTGAACATTTCTATTGTAGTCATCTATAACTCTATGTTCTTTGCCTTCATGATCTACCCAACGCTGCAACATCATATTATTCCAAGCATAACCTTTATTTTGTTTGTCTACAAATGCTTCACGTAGGCCAATTTTGGTTTTAGTGCCCTTTTCTCGAACACCCGGATAGGCACTAAAGATATTATCTGAAGTGTCGCCGCGCATACATTTTTCAAACAATAACCATTCAGGATTAGGTGCAGGTTTCACTTCTTTGGTCTTTTTGTCTACAACAGGTTTGCCTTTTTCGTCGTAGTAACCTTCGTGGGTGATAGTGATCCCCATGACACCATTATACTGTGTTACATTTGGACTAATAAGTTGAGCAAAGTCCCCGTCTGTGCTAATAATAATATGACGATCATTGGGGTGTGATTTAATCCAACCTGCAATTAAATCATCTGCTTCTAATTGGGGATGGTGTAGAACTGTACTGTTTGTCTTGTTAGCGATAAATTCTTTAAACTGATCAAACGTTTCCCAAAACACGCGATCTTCTTCAGCTTCGCGGGGACTTTGGGCAGCACGTGCCTCGGAACGTTGACGCTTATAGGGCTCGTAAAAATCTTTGCGCCACGAGCGGCCTTCTAGGCAAAATACAACATGATCGCCTTTAAAATCACGCCACGCCTTGCGGACACTACCTAATACGGTATGTATGCTCATACCAATTTTATCTTCTAGATTACCTCGAACCACATGTCGGGCTCGAAAAAAACAATTTGCGGTATCTACCAGTATATATGTTTTCGTCATTAACTGACCTCGGAACGTCCGTTTCCTAAGTTATTTACATTTATATAGCCAGTACCTCTGCGGCTCATGTCTATACCCTCTTCTGCGGCTACATTGCGACACAGTTCAGTAAACCATTGATTAACAATCGCCTCGTCTGTGTCGCCTTTATATCCAGCACTTCTTAATTGTAGCACAAAATATTCGTTCCAGTCAAGTTCAAAAAAACCGTTCCTAATGTTATCTTTATTCACATGCGTTTCTAGAACAGCTACCCATGGTTCTTTATTTTGAGTAGCACGTTCTTTTGGTGTAGGCTCATGAGTCTGTGGGTCCGGCGAAGACTGCATATTTTCAATGGCCCTGTCTATTTCTTCAAAGCCAAATAGTTTTTTAAAAAAGTTTTTCATCACGTACCCCATTCATTCTTGAAGAGTGGCACCTGAAGTCTATCACTGTATCTTAGTCCGTGTTCCATACAGGCCAAGGCCACGTTTTTATTATTTAGACTATAAACACTTTCGACACCACCAACCGGCATCATGTAGACTTCTCCCTTAAATCCTGCATTGCGATATTCGATTACAGCGTTAAGAGCGTCCTTAATATCCTGTTCCGTGGCAACCACAAACTTGAGATAAGTCCAACCCACTGATTCATAATCGCAGATAACATCAGGTTTAATTGCATCTTCCCATCTCTCACCACTACCTGGAAGTTTGGCACTGACACTGAATGTAATTTCTCTGTCTGTTCTATTAGACCATAATTCCAAATATAGTTTAAAATCCTCATGAAGTCTTTGAGTTCCGTTGGTTTCAAAAGTAATTTCTGTTAGATCATCCATATAGGGATGATTTAACAGTTCAGGATAACTGCGTTGCCAACTCAGTAATGGCTCTCCACCTGTGATTACTAGATGTTCCCTCTTCCATTTTTTGAACGGAAGAAGTTCTCTAATCGATTCCGCAATGGCATCTGTTGTAAGTAGTGGTGAAAAGTCTTTGAACCTAGGATCCCAACTAGCGTAAGAATCACAACCGGAATGAACAAGTGGTAAATCTCTATACTGCTTAAACTCTGTAATGCTATTTGCAACCAAGTTCCGTTCATTTGATCGTTCTCCTCTAGGCATTCCAAATCCATCGCAGGTAAAATTGCAGCCGAATACCCGTAAAAATATAGAAGGAACACCCATGTAGCGACCTTCTCCTTGTATACTATAAAAAAGTTCTGATACCTTAAGTTTTTTCATGAGCACCTCTTGATAAGTAATTATACACAATTATTTAGGTTTGTCAATGCTTAAAACTAAAATTAGATGGCAAATTCATACTTTCTGTAAAGCAGAATGTTCCTATTGTCCAGGAAGACTGCGTGGAGGAGAAGAACCCAAACATATCAATGATTATATCAAAGTGGCCAAAATTATTAATGAATGGGCAGAATCCTTGGGACGAATAACTGATTGGTATTTCGATGGCGGAGAACCATTGGACACTGATTATTTTCCTGCTTTACTAAAAGAGTGTAAGACCTTAAATGGACAATGTGATCTAATCACAAACGGTGGCAGATTATGGTTAGATTGGTGGGCTATTGAACCTTACATTGATAGACTTTTTTTGTCCTATCATTATTGGCAAAATCCTTCATTAATAGATTATATTATATCTGTTTTTTTAGACAAAGAAAAAGAAATACATGTTGAAGTGCCTATGAGGCCTAACCATTTTGATGAAGATTGGAGCAGAGCACTTGAAATTGAAAAAAAATATAATTTTATAGTAGGAAAATCTGTATTATACCACGGAGCCAGTAAAGACGGAGGTCAATACCCCTACACAGAAAGACAACTAAGAATAATGAGTGGCGATGAATATCTTATAGAAGAGAATATTAAGTTTCAACAAACAACTGTAGTAGAAAGATTACATGAGAATATATCTCAAAGCGACCATATATATACTGGTAAATTGTGCAACGCAGGCATAGAAAAACTCATTATAGACACTAATGGTTTTGTAAGCGGAGCTTATTGTAGAAATCAACCCCTAGGCAATATTTGGAATCATGGATGGTTACCGCCCACATCTGCTCAGATATGTACCATGCAGGCCTGTTTAAATGAAGAGGATCAGCTGATTACTAAATTTGATTAGTTGTTTTGTAATTGCCCTTGCCATGAATTATATTCCTTACACCGCCTACAGGGTCTTCTACATCGCCTTGACGTCTAGGAATAAGATGTATATGAGGCCATTCCACAGTCTGTCCTGCAGCAAGTCCGTAGTTTAAACCTATATTGAATCCGTCCCATTCTTTTTTTATAACTTTGTCCTTGCCATATCTAACAGCATCTTCAAAGGCCTGTTTAAGAATATCAATTGTGTTGTATTTAGGAACAAATAGCAGATGTCCGCTAGTTACAGGGTATTTGTCTCTATATACTATGACATGAAAATCTTCTTGTAAAATTCCTGTCCAAGGAGGGTCTTGCTCCTCTATTTTTTCAGGTCCGTCGAATATCTTTCTAGAATTATACATTTTTTTTAGGTTTAGATGAGACTTTAATTTTTTTAGGTTTTTCTACTTGTTTTACAATTGGTTTAGTTTTTATCAGCAGATCTGCTGCACGAACATTTTCTGCGATCTTGTCCCAATCTATTTCAAATTGTTGAATTGGTTGAACAGGTAGTTGAGCTAATTGCTCTTCGGTCAATGGACCGTCATCTTGGTCATATGTATTAACAACCTTTTCTTTTTTATGTGGCATTTTTTTTCTCCTCTAGATATTGTGAATGATGTATCCAGTTGTTATTTACAAGGAATCCCCACTCTCTGCGTTGAGGTCCTGGCATAAACAGTGTCCAACATTCTATACCTTGTTTTAATTCTATACGATGAAAACTGTGAGCAGTACTAAAACGAAAATGACCAGGACCCCTCCATAAACGTTTCTCTCCAACTTGTTCTCCATATACATTAAATTCAGGAAGCCATTCGTAATAACCACCTTTTAATATTAGAGTAGTATATGGCCAAGGATGATCATGAACATCATCCGGATCGCTTTTGAGGAATTTGTGTAAAAAAATATTAAAAGGAAACCAAGTTCTATCCTTTAGAAAAATATAATACCTTTCTAGGTAAGGATCTGCACTTTGCCGATCTAATACTATGCGTTTTCTGCCCAATTTGTCTAGGCAGTCTAAAAAATATTTAGAAAGGAATGAAATCATCTGTATATTTCAAAAAGTTTTTCCAACTCGGAAGGCAACCGCTGTGTCTTTTTGTCCATTTTCTCCTTGATAGTTGTATCTTGTTTCTACAAATGCAGATGCATAACTGTTATTATCTGTATATTTCCAATAAAGACCTAACCTAGTTTCTTTAGTATCTGCGGCAAGATTGGTCCGAGTTGATTGAATAACATTCAAGTTTTGATCTATGCCTACAGGCATATTAACATTGGCACTGGCATTATATACACTTACTGGTTGATATGCCATTAATCCAATTGTACCAATCTTATCAAGATCTCTTTCTAATCCAGCTGTCCAAGACCAACTGTAGGCTGTATCCAGTCCAGTAACCTTATCGCTAAAACTTTTTATTGAAGTAATGCCATTCATAGCATTAGCGTATACCCTACTTTTTTCAGATAATGGTGTATCTATACCTAATCCTAACACCAAGGTAGAGCTTTCTCTATTAGAACCTACAAATGAATTGCTTAGCCATGTAGATTGTTCTGTAAAATGAGCAGCCGTAAATTTAAAATCGTGTACTTTATAAGCGACTTCAATCATACCAGGCACTTGAAAGTTTGCATTATTAGTATCTTGATAAACAGATAACTCTAGATTTCCTGATGCTGAACTTAGTCTTTGATTGTAGTTATTAAGCAGACTGTAAGAGTTTTTTGAGTCATAAGGCATGAATGCCTGAACAGGATTAAATTCTTTTGCAGTTTTTCTTGCTGTAAAGAATTTTGCATCTATACCAAAATCTCTGTCAAAATCATCTAACACAATAATGCTGCCAACTCCCCCTGTGCTTGCACTGCCGCTTGTGACTAGTATGGGGTTTGTAGGAAGTGCTCGAGGTCCAGTTAACCTGCCTGTAGTAGGAATACCTAAATTACCTACTGGGCGTGTGGCCTTATCTAGATCTAATAAACCTTGACCATGCAGATAGACGTTATAACCCTCAATATTTTTATTAGCAGTCACTAAAAGTAATTTTACAATATTACTACCAGTCATTTGAGGCCACATTTCTTTAACAATTGCTGCCGCACCACTGATGGCAGGAGCTGCTTGACTAGTTCCGGTAAGCGTGGACAATCCAGTTCTATTCTTATCTATAGGAAAAGTGCTGGTAATGCCTGTGCCCGGTGCAAGTAGATAAAAGTCACTGACCTTGAATTTATCTTGGCAAACTGTGCCTACCATAACCATACATAGAGTGGCTGAACCATTATTATTTGGTCCTGTGCTGTAGGTTGTTTTACCTGCTTTGGTAACACCTTGACTGTTCCAGTTACCCGCAACAATCACACGACCTCCCAATAGTAAATTACCATTAGTATCGGTTGCTGTGGCTAACTGAGACAAAGATCCAGACCACGGTGTATTATCATTGCCAGCCGCTACCACTAGAACCATTTCTCCATTTACAGCAGAACGCCAAGATGCTAGATCTAAACCTCCTAATGTTTTTCCTGTATTGGTAGCATTGGTTTTGTAAATCCCTGGACTAACTAGAGTGGGAGCAATTGCACTATCTCTAAGACTAAAGCCTAGACTAAAATTAGCAACATCTGCACTATAACTATTAGCCCACGCTGCCGCCTTATTCACAGTGGTCATTGTAACCAGGCCACTTGTGGTTACCTTGGCAACCAAGAGGTCTGCGTTAAATGCCACACCATGAGTTCCTATGTTGTTTTTGGCAGCGGCCGCAATACCAGCTACGTGGGTGCCATGTCCTAGAGTATCGTTGATAGATCCTGAGCTAGTAAAATCATAAACAGCCTTGATTCTATTTTGAAATTCTGCAGATTTGGCATCTATTCCAGAATCAATAATAGCAATTGTGCTGCCTTTGCCACTATATCCACGAGAATATGCCCAGGCTGCATTGATACCACTTAGCGTTCTACCTTTGTCATATTCGCTGGTTAACCATGCTCCTGTTTGAACTTGAGCATGTAATGACCCATAGGCAATCGCTAGACTTGCTGCTAAGATTTTTAGTTTCATAAATTTACCTATTTAGAAAGGTTTGATAAAAGTTTGTTGGCACTAAAGTAATTTTCAGATAAATCTTTTGCTTGACTGGCCATTTGGCTTTTATGTTGTTCATAATTATTCATCAATGATATTATATTATAGCAAATATCAGCACGATAATCAAGATAACTATTCCAACTTTCTGTCCACTTAGAAGGGTATTTGAATTCTTTATGATACATTTCTGTATAGGATAATCTGTCCGGAACATATGGAATAGCGTCAAGCAATACACCTTCATAACAACTTATGCCTAGAGTTTCTTGAAGATTAGCTGAGAATATCATTTTGGCTTCGGCTAGTAAATTGTGATATTCTTTTTTGGTAAGAGTCTGCTCTTGACAGACAACAAATTGAAATTGAGGCAGCAGTAGAGCCAAATCTCTAAAGATATCAACCTGTTTCTCTGGTGCTATGCGATGTGGGAAAAGAATTAGGTCACGTTTTCTTTTACCTTTATAAGGAGCCAGTGTTTCTGGCATATATTCCATGGGCCAACCTGATCTTACTAGCCACGGACGCTCACCTGCCAGGGCTTCTGCGACATCTTCTTCAAACCATGGATTTTCAGATTCCATGCCGTTGTTAAGAAGATTGCGCATAAACATTTTAATATGAAAATTTGTGGCAAAGTAGTTATGGTCAATGGCATGGAAGAATGATTTCTCTGCATGTCTTACCCAAGGAGCGGAACCAATAAGCCTACCTAAAAAGTCCTGGGGGTCATATGACCCTGCATGCCAAAGAGCATGTATCTTAATTGGAATATTAAGAAGACTGCTCATGTATTTTAAGTTTATAATTCCTGGGTGCCAAGCATCCAAAAACAAAAAATGATCGCCAGAATTAATTGATCCGGAGGTAAATAGGCGACTAAATTCCTCAACTTGTCTAGACTTATAGACATTAGTCCCGCCAAAGTTAAGAAAGGCGCCAGGAGTAGTGGCTCGAGGAATATCTTCCGGACCAGAAACCATGTGAACTTCATGTCCTTGTTCTTTAAGAATTTTTGGAACATGTTCTTTCCATTGTGCTGTATATCTAGTTTCTACACTTTCTAAATCTATTATAAATATTCTAGCCATGATTCTTTTTATTTTGTTTTTGTTCTCGTTTAACCTTACGATCTAAATATTCTCTAGTTTTATTGAATTCTCTCCATTCTCTAGATTTATAAAGATGAGCAGGATTAAAATCAATCAGTTCCATTCTGCAATAATCGTGCCATGCTTCTAGATCATCAAAGATTTTGTTAACTTCTGGTTTGAAACGAAGAGTTTTAGTTATACTAGATGAAAGTGCCATAATAATAAAATTAATTAGTTTGTGGAAATTTAATAAAGCAACCGTTTTCGTTGTCTTCCGACACTTCAATCCAAACTTCTCGTCCTGGATATTTTGCGGAGATTTGAGCGTATAAATCTTCTGCCATCATCTCGCAGGATTTGTAGTCTAACTGTAGTGTGTCTTGATTATAGAGATTTTCAAGCCAGCGTTTGAATTGAATGAATTCAATTGCCCGGTCCGAGTGTTCTACACTGATCCACACCCTGAAATGAAAAATGTGGCGATGGGGATAACCCAAAAAAGAAACGTCATACTCATCACCTGTTTTTAACCTAGGATCCGTCAGTGCTGCTGGATATTTATGAATACCTTCCTTACGAAAGGTTACCCAGATCATTGATTTATCCATTATTCTTCGTCCGTTTTTTTGACAGGTTTAGTTTTAATTCCAGGCTTTTGAGTATCATTAGATTGTGATTTCATAATTTGGTACATTTCCCAGAGCTTCCAATCCATACTTTCTAGTAGTTTAAAAAGTCGCTCTTCTGTGGTTCCTTGTTGTGCTAACTCTTTTTTAATAATTTTACCTGTAATCATTTGATTATTTCATCCTCTTTATATTTAGACCAGTCTGTGAATTTATTACGATCCAATAATGTATGTAGACTGTGTGACCATACACCTGGATTAGTCCTATCAAATCCTATGTCATCTATTTTTAACATAGTATTATAATTCCACAATCTAATATAGGGAATTGGAACCCGTATCTGTGGAATAAAATTATCATATTCACCGAGTCCTCCCTCGTGGAATTCTTCGACAACCGATATAGGGATATCTAATGAACAGAGATAATTTTTATCTAAAAAATAAGAAATCATTTCTTCCCAAAGTTTCCATTCAGTTGATGTTTTTGGGTTAAAGCTATGGTTAGCTCCGAAGAAAATATGTTCTATACCTAAAAGATGTTCTGAAATATCTTCAATAACCTGTATTCCTACTACAAATAGTGTTGCTTTACCATAAGCAGGAGTATGCTCAATTTCTTTACCTATAAAGAGATCTGGTAAATTGTCGCTGTTATTTTGATAATTTCTTTGCATGATTTAAGTTTAATATAATTTTAATTAACTGTCAAGAAGACTATCTTCCAATTTCCTAAGTTCTTCATCTTCAGGATTTTCCAAATCTATTTCTACTGCTTTGGTGATTTCTTCTACATCAAAATGTCTATTAAAAGTATTTTGAGCAGGACCTCCTCGCAGCCTTGCTCCTTCCAACGATCTTAGAAAAGGACCCGCTTCATCCATAATATTGAATGCTTCTTGTTTAGTTTTGGTATTGAATAGATCTTCTACAAAATTGTTAAAATACAAGATATTACGTGGAACCCATTCTGAATATTCGTCACTCTTATCATCTGCTTTGACTTTTTTCCAATGACGCCAGTGAATTTTTCCTTTAGTTTTAGCAACTTCAATGTCCATCAATTGTTGAGCACGTTGTACAGCAACAATATGGCAATAGACATTATGACCCATCATTAGAGCATATGAAAAACTATCCCAAGAAGTTTTACCTTCCTTACCAATTTTGTTTAGCATACCAGGAGCATAAT